TCCGTGCAAAGCGAAGGACCGTCAATGGTCGATGAAACCGCTTTGGAAATTAAAGCTCAAAAGAAAATAGCAAAAAACATTAAGAAGGAACGCAATGAAGATCCAAAGGATTTAGTCTTGGTGTCATCCGACATTGACGGTCCACGCTTTAATCTACAGCTCGGCGTAGACGAGATTATTCGCGGTGTGAGGGTTCCAGGGGGCAGGATGATGTTTGTTGTTCCTGCCGATAAAGCGGAGCGGGCCAAAAAACACACTTGGGTAGTAAGCGGAAATTTAATGATTGCTGATGACTGATGGCCACAACAAAGATTTCAAAAACCGATCATGTGACTATAGGAACGAGAGACGCCCCCTCGGACACGAGGCTTGCTCCTCACGTATTTCAGGGAAGCCCTAACGCTCCTCTGGAAAACCTTGTAGCACTGACGCTCAGAAGGTACGGCGACTTCAGTAGCCGAAGGGTTACAGGAGATGTCGTATTAATGATGATCGAGTTTGCGAATGAAATTGTTGAGATGATCAACAGTCATCCCTACTACGACGGCGTGACCATCGAATACTACACGTCTCAAACAGACGCCAGACCCGTGGAAGACGCCATCATGGTAAGAGGCCTGCTGGCCCTCTATGCAGAACAGCAGGTGTCCGACAAGTATCCTAACTCCCGAATAGAATTTGCCCGTCATCTCAACGGCATTCTTTATTCCCGCAAATACAAAGGAACTGTTCGACACGAGTTTGTGCCAACAGAAAATTCCGACCCCATGCGTACCGTGAACGGGCTAGATAGCAAGTTAGCGATATGACATGCGTACAAAATCTCCCTCACTAATCCAATCACGCCTCTCGGCGTATTATGGCTTTACAGGGGTAGACCGATCTCGTCCCGTTATAGGAATGGACGACGGAAAGAAGCAGCCGTTATTCGAGTTACACAACGGACACGCTAAATGGACAGGCACTCTGGTTCGTGACACTGGCCTTAAGGTACGCACACGAGTGGCCGAAGGCGAAGTAATTCACCAAGATTTCTTCAATCGAACAGGCCTTGGCTACGCCGTGCAGACAGGCAAGGCCGTAAATCTTTACAGCGAAAGAAGCCCCGCCAACTTCGAGGATGCGTTTACAACAGGACAGCCAGTGTCTTCCGTTATGTTTGCTGGCAAGCTTATGTTCACATCTGCTGGCTTTCCGATGATAATGACCGACGGATTTTCCTTCAAAAAAAATACATCGCAAATTAACCCTGCTTTCGGCGTAGCAATCGAAGGCCGTCTTTATGTAGCTGGCGTACCAGCGACACCTGCCCGAGTAGAGGTATCCAAAGTCTTCGTCAACGATGGGGACGAAAACATTTTCGAGCCAGACCAAGCGACAACCACATCAGCGGACCGCGCCGACTTTATAGACCTGTCAAACGTAATCGGCACAGCAGACGAGATTACAGGGCTTGCACGGTTCGAGACAAACCGACTTGCCGTATTCACAAACGACCAGTGTGTTGTCTACAAGGTGGACCCGGATGTAGCAAACTGGGAAATCGACAGCCGAGCAAACGTACAGCTTGGTGCTGTATCTCACAACGCTATTGCACAGGTTGGCTCCGACATCATATTTTGCTCACGTCACGGCGTACACAGCCTCATACGTTCGTCAGAAAACGGCATAACAATCGACACAATCACCCTCTCCTACGAGATAGAAGACTTATACAAAGAGTTCCTGCGAGCCTGTATTGGCCCCCGTTTCGTTACATGCACTTACGACCAAGACCTCGGGCGTCTGCACATCTTCTTTCCGATGGCGGACGGCAACCACAAACAGCTTGTAGCCGAGTTCAGGCGAGGTTACGACGCATTAACATGGTCGTCATCAGATGCGGGAGCTGCGAGATGCGGAGCATTCCTCGCAGGCTCAATGACATTAGGAACAACTTTCGCAATATACGACCGCTTAGACGAGCTGGTGCAGCTAGATCCGCTAGACGACCTTACCGATGATTTTATTCGCCCTCCTCTATCTATAAAAACCCCGATTTTATGGCATGGTCAAATCGACGAGTTGAAGGAAAGCCGCGCCCTTATAGTTCAAGCCGCAGGCAACGGATCAGTCCTGATCACCGCTTATGACGAAGAAGGCCAAGAAGTCCTCACAGAAATAATCGCAATCGAAAGACGGGACGACAATCCCACGGGTTTCCCGTCAGATAGTCTCGACTTGCAATTCCGCATTCCTTTTCAGCTACGCTACAGAGGACTGCAACTGCAATTTGAGTCGCAAGACATGGGTGACGTAGAGATTTTAGGGTTCGCAATCGAGCTAAAAACGCCAGCAAAATAGGAAAACAACATGGCACGTATACAGCAGTTACATCCTTCCAATTACCGCTCCACAGGCAACATCGACGACGAGTTCAACTCGATCATCCGATACCTTGTGTCGGGCGAAAAAGGCGACTTTACATTAGGCGAGTTGATGTCAGTCCTGTTCGACAGCACTGGCAAGCTCATAGCTCCGTTAGAGATGCGCCTCGATACGTCTTCCAACTTGCAATACAGGGTCGGAACATACACCGATACCACAACAGGGTGGACGACGATCGTTCCCGTATCTGACATAAAAGGCGCACCGGGCGCTGACCTCGGAACAATCGAAGGCCCGTTGTTTTCCGGGGCGCAGTCTTTTAGTGCAACCCAGGGACAAACTGTCTTCAGCTATACGTTTGATGCGACAGACGACCTCTTTGTTTTCGTGAGTGGCATCCTTCAAGTCCCAAGCGCGTACGTCGCAGACGCCGCGCTCAACACTGTAACACTTTCAACGGGAGTGCCAAATGCGGGTGATATCGTCCACATCGTTAGGATACGCGCACCTTCCGTGTCTAACTTCAGGCGCACTTCATCTACATCTACAACAAACCAAGCTGTCTTCGCGTTTCCACACACATCCGACGAAAGGATCATGGTGTTCAGGAACGGCCTGTTCCAAACGCCGGGTGGGTCGAACGACTACACCAGCGATCCAGCAACGGGTACTGTCACATTTACATCGGCTTTACCGGCAAACGATGAAGTCACAATCCTAACCGTAGAAAACATCGCAAGCAAAACGGTCACAGGCCTGATGATGACCGACGACTTTACAGACCCGTCTACAGGCTTTATACCCTACGCCAAGATTGCTGTAAGCGCAGGGCAGATACCGCAAGACCGTATTAACGGACTTTCGGCTCTGACCGCCAACAGAGGCAAAACATTCGTTTCGGCTTCAGCCCCGACGGGCGCAGATGCCGTAGCCGGAAACTTTTGGATTGATACCTCAACGACGCCAGACACACCAAAGTTTCACGACGGCGTTCAATGGCTGCCGTTTGCCAACGTGCAGGAGATACCAACCTTCGCACAGACCGACGCACTAAAATCACTTCATGTAAATTCATCAGGCACAGCCCTTGAGTTCCGTACTGTAGACCTGTCGGCACTTGTCCCCCTCACCTCTGTGGGCGCGGCTTCAGGCGTAGCAGCCCTCGATTCAACAGGAAGATTAGCTGCAAGCCAAATCCCCACAGTCATGGCACTGGACAGTATGCACTTTGTTGCGACAGGAACCACAACCGCGACAACCGATTTTGTTATAAAGCGAATTTACAAAGAGATCGTAAGAATAGATGCGATAAGCGTCAGAACCTCAAGCGGTACATGCGATATTACTTTGCAGGTAGACGGCACAAACGTAGTGGGATTTTCTGCAATAGGCGCGTCTTCAACACCTGTCGAACAAAACCTGACAAACAGCATCACTGTAGACGCGCAGACTGCTAACGCATCAAAGACAATAGGCTTTGAAGCGAGCAACGTAACTAGCGCGGTTGACATTGAAATTGTACTGGCAGTAACCAAGGTGGCCTCATAATGCACGCTTTCACAAAACGAATACAGGGATACGGCAGGTTTGGAGACAAGCTACTGGCTCATCTTAGCCCCAAGGAGGCAAAGATCCTCAAAAAAGCTGGCGGGGCAGGAACCATCAACCCATTCACAGGAGCGTTAGAATACTATAAAGGCACACTTGGCGGAGGCGGTGTAAACCCATTTACTCAAGAAGAAGAAGCTTCAACGCCGACAGAAGGAGTGGCTTCACCGTCAGCAGAAGGAGTGGCTTCAACACCGACAGACGGCTCTTCGGGAGAACAGCCAAAAGCCGGAAGCGCCTTTACTAATCTTGCGGCGACGTGGCAGGGCAACCAGCCAGCCAGCCAGCAGAAGCTTGACCCTCGTATGCTCAACTTCGCCAAGATAATGCAAAACACTTTCGACAGATACGATCCGGGTACTCAAGGCGAGACGAGGCCAGAATTTTATACTGGCGACAGCTCGGTTGACAACATGCTGAAGTACACTATGGGCATACATCATGGACTGCACGATAGACTGATTGACCGTGAAGGTATGGACTGGAACGAGAACAAGGCTCCGGGTCGCGTTGATGAAGTTATAGGCTATATGTTCACACCAAACAGCCAAGGCAACACGGGCTTTGAAATGTTTGGCGGGCAAGATGCACTGCTAGAAGCTTATCAGCTTATTGGTGTTACAGGAGAAGGCAAGTCTTACGCCGACAAGCATGTACAGAAATTTCTAGACACCGCAAATTCCATTGCGGCAAGAGTAAACGAAAGTCAAACCAGTTTGACAATGGGTAAAGAACCAGGACCGCAACATACAAAAACGTACACAGGGCCGAATGCCGTCAAAGAGGCATGGAAAGACATGACAGGGCCGACAGGCGTTGGTGCGCTCGCAAAGATGTGGGGCGGCTGGTTTAGAATCGCCGAAGAAACTCTTTTCGGAGACGAATCACCCCCTGAAGACGGTCCGTTTGATAAACCGGGCAGCGGCGGTGGCGGAGAATAGCGGAATTTTTAGGAGAATGGTAAATGACCTTTACAAATAAAATGTTTGGCCCAGCCAAAGACATCGCAAAGAAAGGACGTTTCGGCGACACGCTTCTGGCGCACATCAAC